GGGCATCAAGGCGACGTTCGATGTCCGAGAACCGCTCCCCCAGCACCGTCTCGTTCCCGGCGTACTGCCACTTGCTGATCGTCATCAGCTCACCGGCCCCAGGGAGATGCCGATCTGCTCGCCGGCGTTGCCGAACGTGCCGGACACCCGCATGAGTTGCAGGTCCTGGTCCCGCCAGGTGCAGAAGTCCTCCCGGCCGGCCAGGCGCACCACCGACCCGCAGATCAGGTCCGACACCGCCACCGTGGCGTCCGGGGACAACACCGAGTTGTCCGCCACCCGCAGCACCCGCGGCCGCTGTGCGGCGAAGTACGCTGCCTGCGCCGCAGACACCACCGCCGGCTGCCCGCTGGAACCACCCATCGGGGACACGATCATCTCCGACCGGCCGCGCCACCCCGGCTCCGGGCCGCCGATCGTCACCATCTGCGGGTCGTCCGGGGGCACCTGGCCGGTGGGGATCTGCGGCGCGGCGGTCCCGGACCGGCCGAACACGGTGTTCGCGTACGACGCCGCATCGAACTCGACCGTCACCGCGCCGGCGACGTCGTCCAGGGTCAGCGCGATCGGCGCGCCGAACGGCACGCCCTGCGACCCACCGAAGTAGATCGTTCGCACGCACGTGGTGAACCGCAGGCCCAGCTGGGTCAGTGCCTGGAGCTCGGCCAGCAGCGTGGCCGATGCCCGCCCGGCCGCCCTGGACACCGCGGTCCCGCCGGAGGTGAACACCATGTTGGCCAGCAGCGACGGATCGTCGGTCACCAGATCGGTGGACAGGATCGTCTGCGCGATCTCCACCACGTCGTCGGTCAGGTTGTACCCCACCGGCAGCGCATGCCCATCCAGGTAGGTGAGCACGTCGCCGGCGGTCACCGTGAACGCACGGTTCGTCGCCGACACCGTCTCCGACACCCGGGCGATGGGCCCGCACCACACCTGTTCGGCATCGCGGTAGACGTGCGCCTCGTACGCGCCGTAGGCGTTGTCCTGCGTGATCAGGTTCATCAGGCGGCAGCACTGCGCCGTGACGACGCCCTGCGCCATCGTCACGACCGCGGTGCCGACGGCGTTGAACTTCCGGTCCCACTGCACACCGGTGATGTTGTCCAGCATCCCCACCGCGGTGTGTCCGCCGCGAGTGGTGACCTGCACCGCGTAGTCCTGCGCGCACCCCAGGACGCCGCTCACCAGACGTCCTCACGCACCGACACCGACACCGACGCCCATGCGTCGGGGGCGACGAAGTTCCCGTCGCAGGTGACCGCCACGCACCAGGCGTCCCCGCAGCCGATCACCGGCCACTGCGCCATCGGGCCGGCCGTGGTGTACAGGATCGGGATCTCTGTGCGTCCGTCGGCGCAGGTGACCACTGCCTGTTCCTGCCGGCCGTCGATCAGCAGCGTCGCCCCCGCCGGCAGGTACGGAATGCCGATCTCGCCGGCCACCGAGCAGTTCCCGAGGTTGGCGTACGTGCACGGCTGGCCGGCCGGCGATTTGTAGAAACGCAGCAGGATCCGGCGCATGTCGTCGCTGCCGGCGGACACCTGAAGGATCGGCACGAACGCCCCGGTCTTCGGCAGCACCCCGGCCGGGAGACTGGTCATCGTGGTGACCGGGTTCATGCTGATCAGGCACACGCACGGGTTGTTGGGGGTGACCGGCAGCGGCGGCGGCACCGGAGCGGGACACAGCGGGTCGGACAGGCACGTGCCGCCGGTGACGTTGCACGGGTCGTCGCAGGCCGGATCCCCCACCGGCGTCCACACCATGCACGCCCCGAACACGTTGATCGAGCAGTCCGGCAGGGTGCACGTGCCCGACCCCGGGGTGTGGGCCTGCCACGCCACACACGGCCACAGCGTCGGCACCGTGAACGGCACATGATTGGCGATCACGTAAGGATCCTGATATCCGAACGGCCTCCCCGTTCCGATCAGGAAGTCCGCATCCCACATCCACATGCGGCCGCGCCCGCAGTCCAGGCCCACCCGGCGCTCCCCGGTCATCTCAGGGCCCTGCAAGATCGACGCGTCGAACATGGACCGGGTCGCCGACGTGCACGCCACCGGGTCGTCGGCGCAGTCCGGGCACCACGCGTACATGCTCATCGGCGATCCGATGCACGACGTCTGGCACGACGGGATCCCGGAACCGGCTTGCAGAATGTTCGTGATCCACGTCCGGCCCCAGCTCATGCCCTGCTCGGACAGCGCGAACCCGATGGCGTGGGCGTTGATCTCCCGGTGGGCGTGTTTGATCTGCCCCATCACCGCGCCCGGGCCCACCTTGGACAGCGGGGTGCGGCCGCCGGTGGCCACGGTGACGCCGCCGATCGTGATCCCCAGCAGCCCGAGGAAGTCCTTCGACCACGGGACGGCCGGGTCGACCCACGGGGCGGCGTCGGTGACCGGGTCCCAGTAGTCCGGCGAGCCCGGCAGCGTGCAGCTCGCGCACGCCGACACGAACGGCACCCGGCCGCTGATGTATGCCTTCGTCCGGGCGTTGTTGATCAGCTCGGTGCCGTTGAAGTTCAGGTAACCGTTGAAGCCCATGTCAGCCCCCTACCCGTGCGAGCCTGCCGACGACGATCGCCGCCACCGTCTCAGGGTTCTGCGCAACGGTGTTGACGGTCATGTTAATGGTCTGGCCGGTGCCGCCCATTCCGGCCTGCGCCAGCACGTTGAGCAGCCCGGACTGTTGGGCGAGCTGGGCGGCGCGCGCCGGGTTGGTCAGCGGGACCACCACCTCCCGGCCTGCCTCGCCGACGCCGATGCGGGTGGGCCGGTCGAAGACGCCGCCGAGGGCTTTCCACTCCGGGATGTCCGGGATGGTATGGTCGCCGAATCCGACGCCGGCGATGTTGATGTTCGACAGACCCGAGTTGACCTGGTCGATGGCCCAGTTGATCGCCTTGATGATCGCGTTCACCACGGACTTGGCCAGGCTCGCGCCGATCGACGGGACCGCAGCGAAACCGTCAAACACCTTCTGAATCAACGTCTTTCCGGCGTTGAACATGTCTGCGCCGACGCCCAGGATGCGCCCGGGTGCGGCGGCGAACCAGCCGACCACGGTGTCCAGGCCGTCGGAGACGGCTTTCTTGCCGGCCACCCACATATTGACGAACACCCCGGCCACGACGCCGGCGATGTTGCCGATGGCGGTGACGATCCGGCCGGGGAGCTCGGTGAACCAGTTGAACACGGCAACGGCGGCGGTGACGACCGCGGTATAGGCCGCCGAGACGGCCGAGGTGAACAGCGACGCGAGCTGTCCGGGCAGCGCGGCCAGGGTCTGGCCGATGGTGACCAGCAGGTTCACCGCCCATGAGACGATCGCCTGACTGCCGGTGACGACGGCGTCATAGGCGGCGGAGATGGCCGAGGTGAACAGCGCGGCCAACTGGCCGGGGAGCTCGGTCACGGCGTAGATGATCCCGCGGCCCAGCTCGACGAACGCCACGATGATCAGGCCGAGCGCCTCGCCGATCCCGCGCAGCAGCAGACCGAGGCCGGCGACGAACAGGTCCAGCAGCTGCCCGGGCAGCGCGATCAGTTCGGCGATGATCCGGCCCGGGAGCGCGGCGAAGAATTCCGCCACCTTGTCGGCGATGGCGATGATCGTCGTGAACGCCGCGGAGAAGACCTGCTGGACGGCGGACAGGGCCGCGGTGAACGCCGCCGGCAGTCGCCGGAAGAAGTCGAGGACGGCGGACACGGCCAGTTGCAGACCGTGCCACGCGGCCACGAACGGCACGATGGCCGCCCGTGCGAGGTTCACCATCACGGCCCCGACCGCGGACAGGATCGACCGCACGAGGGAGGATTTCTCGTACAGCAGGACCAGGCCGCCGATCAGTGCGACCACCGCGCCGGCCACCAGCACGATCGGGGACACTTCCAGCACCAGGTTCAGGGCGGCCTGCGCGATGGCCAGCGCTTTGGTGGCCGCGGTCCATACCACGTACAGCTGCACCAGCGGCCCAAGGATCGGCATGAGGACCTGGAGACCCTTCGCGAAAGCGTCGATCAGCGGCACCACCACGTTCAGGATCGCGGTGTTGGCCAGCGCGGCCACGAACGGGGCGATGGCGGCGACGACCTGCGCGAACGACACGGCCAGCGGGGCGGCGGCCAGTGCCAGCGACGTGAGGGCGGTGACCAGCGGCGGCAGCGACGGCAGAATGGCGGCCAGGGCCCGGGCGAAAGCCTGCCCGAGGACCGGCACCAGCGGGGTGAGGGCGTCCAGGATCTGCACCAGGATGTCCGAGATGCCCGAGTTTGCCAGTGCCGTGGTGAACGTGGAGATGAGCGGGATCAGCGGTGGCAGGACGATCTGGGCGAGCTGGGTGAACGCGGCGATGATCGCGGTGATGGGGCCCAGCAGCGGCGCGACCGCGGTGATCAGCTGGGCGAACAGCGGCGCGAGATTCTTGACCAGGTTGCCCAAAACCGGGGCAATCCCGGCAATGATCGGGATCAGCGGCTGCATGATCGTCGCGAACGAGTTGACGAACGTCCCCACCAGCGGCAGCAGCGCCACCAGCGTTCCGGAGATCACCGGGCCCAGCTTGTCCAGCGCCGACTGCATCACCGGCACCAGATCGTTCAGCGCCGCCGTGATCTGCGGAATCGCCGGCGTGAAAGCATTGGACAGCGAGTTGCGGGCGGTGTCGGCGAACGTCGACAGCACCCCGTTGAGGGTCGCGGACTGCTTCGCCATCCCGCCGGCCGCGCCCGGGTATTCCTTCATCCCTTGCAGCAGCAGCTGGATGCCGGTCTGCGCGTCCAGGCCGCCGTTGCCGATGCGGGTCATCGCCTCCTGCGTGGAGACGCCCCACAGCTTGGCCGCCTGCGCCGCCACGACGGCGCGCGCCGGGAACCCCCCGAGGTTGTCAGACAACTGATTCAGGTTGCCCATGTCGATCTTACCGGCGCCGGCCATCTGCGAGATCGCCAGCACTGCGCCGTTGATCTGCGCCCCCGTCACCCCGAACGCGGATCCCACGTCGCCGATGGTGGTCAGCGTCGGGATGAGGTTCTGCTGGGTGATCCCGGCTGCCTGCCCGACCGCCAGCAGCTGGGCCGAGGCTTTCGCCACGTCCTTGAACTCGAACGGGGTGTTCGCCGCGAACGTCTGGAGATCCGAGATCTCTTTCTGCGCCGCCTGCGCGCTGCCCGTGAGCTGCGTGAACGCCACGTTCGTCTGTTGCAGGTCGCCGGCGGACTTCACGCCGAACGCCGTGATCGCCGTGGTGCCGGCCGCCGCCGCGGTGGACGCGGCCAGGAAACCCGTTTTCGCGAATGACCCGAACTTCGCGGTCATCGCGTTCGCCGCGGTGGCCGCGCCTTCCTCGGTGGTCGTCTTCAACCCGACCGAGAAAAGCTTTCCGTCTTTGATCCCCTCCAGGGTGAACTGTTGCTGAAGCCGCGCGAACCAGCTCTTGGACCCTTCCTCCAGGCCCTGTCCGATGCCCTCGGCGGCCTGCGCGCCGGCGGCGACGAACCGGCCCCGTTCGTCCCGCAGGCGCCCGGTGGAGTCCCGGGTGACCTTGACCGTCTCGTCGCCGACCTTGACGAAGCCGGTCCCAAACGCCACGGCGGACTCCGCACCGGCTTCGGCCGCGGCCGCGGGCATGTCGGCCTTGAGGACGTCGCCGAAGGCGTTTGCGGATTCGGTGGCGACCTTGGCCATCTCCGCGGACAGCGTCCGGTCCATCAGGTCGCCGGCGGCGTGGGCGGTGGCCTCGATCTCTTTCAGGACCGGGGACCGGAACGGTGAGGTGTCGGCGATGATCTCGACGAGGGTTTCCGCGAGTGGATCAGTTGCCACGCGTCAACTCCCTGTCCGACTTATCACCGTGTGTACCGTTGCTACCCAGACTAGGCGGTCAGTTGCGCTTTGGCCGTTCCGTCCGAGTTGAACGCCGCCGCCCACGCCGCTGCCATGCGCCGCTCGGCGGCCAGCGCCCGCGCGTCGTTGCCGTCCTCGGCGTCGGGACCGGCCAGCTCGAACTCAAGCCGGGCCCGCTCCCCGGGCGTCTCGCACTGCTGGCGCAGCAGGTGGTGGATCAGGGCCAGCGTCCGGGCGATCGGCGCTGACCACGGGTCGAACCCCTGGTAGGCGCACAACCCGTCGAACGCCGGCCAGTCGGCGGCCGCCGCCGAGGCCAGGGCGCACGCGGTGAACCAGCTGTAGCCGGTCACCGCGGCCACCACCTCGTACACCACCCGGGCGGCGGCCACCACCCCGAACCGGTCGAACGGGTCGGCCAACCGCGCCCATAGCGTCAGGTCGCCGTCCATCAGCCGCAGGATGTCCCACCACGACCCGCCGGCCAGGTGGCCGATCAGCTCCATCGGCGACGTGCGCGCCGGCAGCACCAGCAGGGTGCCGTCCACGTCGGCGGCCACCGGCAGACCGGCGGGCAGCCCCATCTCAGCGCGCGGCCGCGGCGCGGATGTTGGCCCGCTCGAACATGCACTCCATGTACGGCTTCCACGTCTCCTGAAGCTTGTCGATGCAGGTCAGCAGCTCCATACCGGTGCACGGATCGTCGGCGGCCGGCGCCGTCAGCCGCTCTTCCAGCCGCTCGCGGTCGGCCATCCCCAGACACGAGCGGACGAACAGGGAGATCGCCCGCGCTTTGGCCATATGGCCCGCGCCCGGTGCCCACGCCGCGGCGATCTCCATATACGTGAAGTCCTTCGGCATGTGCGCCACATACCGCTCGCCGCAGTACTCGAACTCGATCGGCGGGGCGACGTCCATCCCGTCCGGCTCGGCGGTCGGGACGGACACCGTCGTGATGGCGGCCGCCGGCCGGATCTTGGCCGGCGTCTTCGCTGTCTTCGACTTGGGGGGCATGCGGTGTTTCTCCGGATTCAGGCGTGATCGATCGTTTCGCCCGACTCTATCCTCGTGGTCCGCCCATGGGGTATCGCACCCGCAGCGGCCACGGCACGACCGCCCGCAGCGCGTCCACCAGGAACGGGTTCGGCCGCGAGCCCCGCGACCATTTGGCGAACACGACCGCGCCCTTGGCCCCGCGGCCGCCGCCCTTGGGTGTGAACCGCAGCGCCTTGGCCGTGGTCGGCACGATCAGCTTCCCGGCCGGCCCGTAGATGCCGGTCCCGTTGTGCACGTCCCGGGCATAGGACACGTTGGTCCCGATCCGCCCGATGACCAGATCACCCTCTACGCTGACCGTCGCCGTGACCGACGCCCGCAGCCGCCCCTCATCGACCGGGCACCGGCGCTTGGCCTCGTTCTCCACGCGCCGGGAATAGCCGGCGACCATCTGCACCACCGGCCCGGACGGCCCGGTCAGCAGGTTCCGCAGCGCCTGATCGTGGATGATCACCCGGGCGGCCACGGTGTCAGTCCAGCCAGTCCGGCCACGTGGCCCCGTTATGGCCCGAGGTGTTGTACAGGTCCATCAAGTCGTCGTAGACCCCCACCGACTTCACCCCGGTCACCCACCCGATGATCACGCGGCCGGTGCTGAGCATGACGCCCTCGGCCACCAGCCCGGTGCCGGACACGCCGGTGACGTCCACGTCCCGGCGCATCAAAAACCGGATCGGCTCGGCTTCCGGGGAGCGCAGCCACGCCACCGCGTGGCTCTTGGGAACGTCGTTGTCGTAAGTGTCGCCGCTCATAGTCGGGCCTTTCACGGTAGGGGGGTGATGCGCGGTACGCCCTGACAGGCGACCGTGACGACGATCCCGGCGCAGCCGCCGAGCGGGCCCAGCGGCAGCGACTGGGTGGGACGCCACGACCAGCCCATCAGGACGCCGGTTTCCGGGCGTTTGCAGCAGGCGACCGCCTGCCGGATCACGTACTCGTCGTGGATCAGACCCAGCGCGTCGGCGGTGTACGTCGCCGACGTCGCCGGGTAGGGAGAGTTCCCGTCGTAGGCGGCCACGCACCGGTGAACCCCGACGTCGATGTAGGTGGTCGTCAGGCCGCCGCAGTTGGTGTCGTCGGCGTTCTGCACCCCGCTGAACGCTTCGACCCGCTGCAACCTGGCCCACGCCTGCCCCTGGCCGCCACTGGGACAGTCGCAGCCGCAGGACTCCATCGACGGCCACTGGATCGCGTGCCGCACGGTGCAGTCGCACACCGGCCGCCCCGAGGCGTTGAGGGCGTCGCACACGCACGACAGCAGCAGCGAGATAGCCGCCTCCACCGACGTGATCGGTGGGGGTGTGGTGGGCATCGTCAGCGCCTTTCTACGGCAGCGGGGTGGGCGGCACTTCGACCGGATACGTCTGCACCGAGGGGCGCCGGTCGCCGGGGAACCTCAGGTAGGGCTGACGCTTGTTCCCGTGCGGGTTGACGCTGGCAATCCACGCGTCGACCTCGGGAATGCCGGTCAGCCCCATGGACAGGAAGACGGTCGGGTCCAGGGTCATCGACACGCCGTCCCGGGACAGCTGGGTCACGCGCCCGGGTAGCCGGCACGCCTGCCCGGTGCACGCCCGGGCCATCTCCCGGGCCAGCACCGCGGTCATGAGGTCGCCGCCGGCCGGGACCGGCGACCCGACCATGTACGCCACCCCGAACGTGCCCACCTCGGTCAGCGGCAGGTCCAGCCGCTGGCACCACGGCCACCCCTCGCCGTCGGTCCGCACCAGCCGTTGCAGGTTGAACACCTTGTACTTGCCGGGGTCCAGCAGCGCCCCGTCCAGCCACACCGCATCGACGGCGTGCGCCGGCGGCGGCAGCTGGACGGTCTGGGCGTAGGTGCACGAGCAGTCGTCGACACAGCTGCCGCACACCAGGTTGACCCACCCCCCATTGATGATCGCAGGGTTGAAGTAGCCGCCGCCGCCGTAGGCGTTCCACCACGCCCCCCAGCCGGACCCGTACATCAGGCCGCCGCACAGCTGCCGGCACGGCCGGATGATGCGCCGGCACTGGCCGAACTTCCGTCCCGTCAGCCGCCACAGCAGCGCCGACGCCGCCGTGACAGCGTCGGTCCACACCGGTGCGGGGATCCCTGTCATATCCACGCACTCGGTGTTGACCGGCCACGGGCACGGCGGCGACACAGACACGGTTCTTACCTTTCGTCAGCGATCAGGCGGTGGTGACGGACAGCGCGGCCGCCGTGGAGTTCAGCGAGTTGACGCCGTCGCCCACCGCGATCACTGACACGTCGTACTGGGTGGCGGTGGTCAGGCCGGAGAACGCCGCGGTGAGGCCGGTGATGGTGCCGGCCAGCACCGGGGTGGTGGTGCCGTGCTTCACCGCGGTGGCCGTGTAGCTGACCGCCCCGACGACCGCGTCCCACTGGACGCTGAACGCCGTGGCCGTCGGCGTCCCGGACACCCGCAGGTTCGGCGGCGTCTGAAGCGTCATCGGCGGCACCGCGATGGCCCCGCAGGCCGGGTTCGGCGGCGCGAGCGTGGTTGCGAACCACACCAGCGGCTGCGTGTTCGCCACCGGCGTCAGCAGCGGCGACGGATTGCCGGACGCGTCCTGCATCACGTTGTACGGACCGAGCCCCCACTTGGGATTCGCCAGCGTGCGACCGTTGAAGACCGTGAGGACTTCCTTGTTCGACACGGTGACGTCGCCCATGACGCCGCCCTGGACGAACGGCAGCAACAGATAGCCGCTGCCGCCCTGGGAGCCGGGCGCGCACAGGTCGACGCCCGTGACGTCCATCCACAGTTCGAGCGCGAACGCCGCGGCGTACGTGGTAGAGGTGTCCAGGCGGAACCCGATGGGGTTCCCGTTGGCGTCCACTTCCTTGAAATAGGTCGGGTTCAGGATGCTGATCAGGTCAGGATCTTGCGCGCAGAGCGTGATCTTGACGTTCAACCACTTGATCGTGTCCAGCGCCTTGTCGGCGATGCACAGCTCGCCGCCGGCATTCTTGACCTGCACCTCATCGCCGGTCAGCACGTCCGGGGTGATCGCCACCTCGGTGAACGACTTCGTGACGACCGCCGAGGCGGACCCGGCGATGGGGCGGCCGCAGCCGTCCAATTTGGTGAAGCGTGCGCGCCGCCCGAATGCGTACGACGGGCAGATGGCTTGTGTGACCATCAGGAAACCCCTTCCGTGACGTCCCCTGCTGGGCCCGTCTTCGCTTTCTTGCCAGGACTCTTGGGTGAGGTCGCCGACGACGCCGGCGTCTCGGGGGCCGGCACGCCGTAGCCGATGGCGGCGGCGAGCTCGGCGTCTACGTCGAACCCGACGTGGGTGCCGGACGTGATGGTGCGCACCCGCTGCGGTTGGTCGCCGGCCGCGGCCAGCAGCAGTACCGCGAGCTCCAGGTGCTCGGCCGCGTCGGCGGGGATGATGAACGGCATGGCCGCCCCCTAGCTGGCCGGCGGCGACGGCACCGCGACCTTGATAGCCAGCAGCGGACAGTCCATCTGGACCAGGTACTGCCGTTCGGCTAGCACCGTGACGGTGTTGCCGGCCGGGTTCGCTGAGCCGGAGAACGTCTCGGTGACCATCACCGGGGCGCGCCGGACGACGATCGGGCCCGAGGCGTACAGCCACGACTCGTTTGCCGCCGGCGGCAGGCCGTCCGGGCCCAGCGGCGGATAGCCGGCCCCGAACACGACCGGCGTGCCGGAGGTCGTCGACCGCGACTTGCCGTCGGAGTTCATCTCGGTGAGCCAGTGGTCTGCGAACACCGGCGCGAGGTACTTCGACGCGTGGATCAGACCGACCGGGCCGAGGGCGTTGCCCAGGGCCTGTTCCAGGAACCCCAGACCGGTAACCAGATCAGGGGTCGACGACCCGCCCGGGACGATGGTGGTCTGCGGGCCGGCCAGGTACGGATAGTTCCCTGCCCGGCCGGTCATCAGGTTGTACTCGACCTGTTGCTCTTGGGCGAGCTCCAGGCGTCGCTGAGCGCGTACCCGCTCGTTCTCGATGCCGACCTTGAGGCACGTGATCCCGTTGGTCACCGCGAACCCGTGGGCCAGCCCGTACAGCGGGCCCGGGATCAGCTTGGGAATCTGGGTGCCGGCGATGACCACGCCCACCCACGAGACGTTCGTGGGCGACCCGGCCGGCCCGGCGGTGGCTGAGGCGTTGTACGCGCCGGGGTTGTAGTAGGCGTGCGTGACCGTGGCCGCGCCGGACCCGTTGGTGGTGACCGGCGCGGGCACCGGCAGGCCGTCGCCGGGGTTGACCTGCACCGCGGTGCTGGCCGGGAACCCGGTGATCGTGAACGTCACGGTCACCGTGTTGGTGGTCGGGTCCACGGCGGCCGCCGAGGCGGCGATCGTGCCGCCGCCGACGTTCGGCGGCAGCGGGCCGCCCGGGACGCACGTGGACACCGAGTCAGCCGGCGAGCACGCGTCTTCCTCCCAGGTGGCCTGGCCGAGGATCGGTGCGGCGTCGTCCAGCACCGTGGCCGCGGCGAACAGCCCGAACCCGCGGGTTCGGTATGTCGGCGGGTCGATCCAGTTCAGAGCTTCCATGCTCACCTTCCCTGATGGCCGTCGGACGTCCCGGCCGCCGGCGCGCCGTCACGAGGGTGGGCGGCGCGCCGGCGGGGTTCGGGATCAGGCCGCGGGGCAGGCCAGAGAGACGGTGGCCGGCGGGGCGAGGTAGCCGCCGGTGAGGCCGTTCGGGCAGCAGTCGACGGTCACGTAGCGGGATTCGAAGCACCGCTGCCCAACGAGTAGGCCCTCTTCCGAGAAGACCCGGGTGAACGTGTTGGTGGTGATGTTCGTCGAGTCGTAGATCATCGACAGGTCGATCACGTCGGCGTTGCCCATGATGAACGCGCCGGCCGGGTACAGCAGGAACCCGACGGTCGCCGGGTACGTCATGATCGGGGACGTCCCGCCGAACCCGGTGCCGGGGGTGGCCGCGGTGAGTGAGTCCTGCCAGTCGTAGACATACTGAAGCGCCAAATTCCGCACCCGGAACCACGACATGATCATGTCGTCGGTGACGTTGAGGTAGTCCACACCGGTCCGCTTGGACACGTCGGACCGGATCAGGCCCTCAGCCCACGCCGGCGCGACGACCTCGAACGACTGGTCGATCCCGAACCGGTACTTGTACCGCAGGTCGAACAGCTGGATCTCCAGGGCGTCCAGGATGGACGCGATCGCGCCGGGACCGTAGGCGTAGGGGGTGACGCCGGACACCGGGGTGCCGCCGGTGAAGTGCACCGCGGTGGCGATCGCGGTCATCCGCTTCAGCTTCTCGGCGTTGACCCGGTGGTCGTGCGCGATCAGCGCCTGTTGGGTCCAGTAGTCGATCAGCTCCGGGTATGCCTGGTTCGTCAGGATCCCGGCGGTCAGGCACAGCCCGATCGCGTCCATGCGCTCTTCGGAAAAACTGGGGCACGGGACGTTGAAACACGGCTTCGTGGTGCCGGCCGCGGCCTGCGTCTCGGTCTGGACGAACCCGGTGTTGGAGTACACCGCGGAGAAGTCCGGGGTGACCGGCCAGCGCAGACCACCGCGGGTGACCGTCACCGACGGGTAGTCCAGGATGCCCTCCCGGGTGGCCGTCGGGCACAGGTCATAGATGACGGAGCTGGGCGCGCACCAGCCTCCGGAGGCGACCAGCGACCCGCCGGGCAGGTTCTTCTCGTCGAACATGGCGTCCAGACGTTCCAGGGACACCTCGTCGAACTCGCCGTTCGCGTTGACGGCGAACGTCTCGTCAGGGTGCCGGCGGATGGTGGCCAGGCCGACCTCCACCACGCGGTTCTTTCCGGCGCGCTCCAGGCCCTTGGCGCGGTTGTTCAGGGCCCGGGACAGGCCCTTGATGTCGCCGAGGTCGCCGCCGGCGGCCACGCCGGGGATCTCGGCAGCGGCTTCCACGGTGAACCGGCGGTTGCCGCCGTTGCGGATCGGTCGGTCCGAGCGCAGCGCGCCCAGGGGTGCGCGGGCGGCAGCGGCAAGCGGGACCCTCGCGTCAGGGGCTCCGGCGTCGCTGCCGGCCGCTTCCGCCGTCGCCGCGGTATCGGCGGCGTCGGCGGCGTCGGTGGGGGTGCCGGCGTCGCAGGCGTCGCTGGCCTCGGCGGCCGGCGGGGCCGGACGGGCGGCGCGGGACAGTGCCTCGTCCACGCGGCGCTGCCGGTCGGCGCGCGCCTCGGCCACGATGGTCTGGCGCTCGCGGACGGCGCCGATGACGTCCACGAGGGTTTCCAGGGCGACGGTGTCATCGTCGGTGCTCTGATCGGCCGGGATGGCCCCGATCGCCTCGGTGGCGCTGATGGCGGCGTCCTCCAGGCCGATGAGGTCGGCGTCGGAGTGCTGGGCCAGCAGTTCGGCCAGCTTGGCCGCGCGGGCGTCGGCGTCGGTGGCGTTGCGGGCGTCGGTCAGGAGCTTGAGAAGATCCATGATCGTTTTCCTTTGGCTGCGAGTTCTCGCACGTCAGGGGGCATATGGCGAGGATGCGCGCGACGGCGCGTGTGGTCGGTCGGCGTGTCTCGGCCCGCAGCCAGCAGACGATCCCGTCCGGGTGGTGGGTGTTCCCTCGGCCCGCAGCCAGCGGAGAACACCCGTTATTCACACTTTGTCACCCGGTTGTGGGTGTTTCACCCCACAGTACCCGTTCCGTCCGGTCCGCTCTCGTCCCACTGGACCGACCCACCGTTGACGCCCGCCTCGGCGAACGCCACGATCTGGTTCGCGAACCAGCCGATCAACGACCCATCCCGGGCGGTCACCTTCCAGTTCCCGACCGGGTGACCACCCCCGGCCGGAATCTGACCGCCCGCCGCGAACGAGGCGTGCGACGGACCAGACGACGACGACCCACAGCAACCCATGATCAGGAACCCTTCCGGTTGTCCATCAGCGTGTGCAGCCGGGACAGGGCCCGGTCCGCCCGAACCGTGCGCGCGGCCCGCCGCGCCGCGGTGAACCGCCGCTCGCGCTCGGCCCGCTCGGCGGCGAACCGGTCCAGGGACGCCGCCACCTCCCGGGCGAACGACTCCACGGTGATCTGCTCGGCCTCGGCGTCCGGCGCGGCCTCGACCGCCGGCAGCGACGCGCCGGCGGCGGTCAGCGAGTACAGCTGACCGGGGTTCACCGAATGCCACCGCATCCGCGGGATCGGGAACCCCGGCGTGTTGACGGCCAGCGCCCCGACCAGCTCCATCGACCCGCCGATACGACGCCAGTCCCCGGACAGCGGCGCGCGCCGCAGGGTGGCGATGTCCGCGCCGGGCAGCACCGCGCCGGCCACCCAGATACCGAACTCGTCTTCACCGGCGCGGACCACCGCGGCGGCCATGCCGGTATCTGCGTAGTGCCGCTGGGCCTCGGACAGCGACGCCCGTCCGGCGGCGTGGTCGGTGCCCAGCGTGATGGTGCCCACGGCCAGCTCGCTGCCCTCGGCGGTGCGGACGCTGCCGAGGTGGAAGTAGGCGTATCCGGACGTCGAGCGGGGGGCAGTGCGGCAGGCGTCGGGGATGCCGATATGACAAACGTCCCACGGGGCCAGGTGGCCGAAGACGCGCCCGTCCTCGGTCACCGTGATCGGGGTGAGGCCGTCCAGCGCGGGGGTGTCGAACCAGGCGGCGGCCGGTTCGAAGACGACGAGCTCGCCGGCGGCGGTGAACGCCTCGCCGTCGGCGCCCGATGCCCACGGCGCCTTGATCGTGGGATCTTTCAGCGCTGAACTGATCTTGCCGTAGAGGCGGCCGGCGGCGGCCTTGAGCCCGGCCATGTCGGCGTCCGGGACCTTGAGCGGGGACCGGCCGCCGGACAGTGCGCCGGCGATGGCGTACACACCCTTGGGAACGATCTTCAGGTCGCCGCCGACGATGTCGCCGTAGCCGAGCTTGTACGACGTGACGTTGCCCGGGTCGCCGTCCCGGTAAAGGAACGCCTTGCCGTACTTGTCGGGGTCCAGGTCGCCGTTCGGTTTCTTCGCCCACGCCGCCACCCGCTGCGCCGCGGCGGAGCCGTCCCACGCGGTGCCGGCGTCGGCGACCGGCAGGCCGGTGTTCGCCGGCAGCACCCCGAACGTGACGGTGGTGGCGGCCGCGCCGCTGCCGCCGGTGACACCGGATCCGGTTTCGGTGACGGCGAACGCAGCCGGCGCGACCGCACCGGAGGTGATCCTAGCCTGCGGGAACGCGGCGTACGGGACCAGCGTCGCGCCCATCAGACGCCAGTCCGCGCACACTTCCATGCCGTCGTCGTTGGGATCGTTCTGCACGAACTCGCTCGTGGTGTCGTCCAGGTCCACCGACACCCAGCCGAGCTGTCCGGCGGCGAGCTGGTTGGCGATCTCCGCGGCCCGGGGGTCGTTCATGTTGAACGTGCCGGTCGCGTACACGCCGTCCGGCTGCTGCTCCACCGAGTTGATCAGGCCGACGCGGACCGCGCCCTTGTGCGCGGAGTCCAGGGCGTCCTGATACAGCAGCGGCAGCGGCAGCGGCCGCACCCGCATCCCTCCGGGCGGGGGGGCGGCGACGATCCGGCCGTCGCCGGAGGGGACGTCGAACGGCACGAGCATGCCCGACCACGCCTCGGCGGTCGGCGCGCCGGGGTCGGTGGTGTCGTCGTCGGGCAGCTGGTCGGCGTCGTCGGGTGCGGTGGGTGCGGCCGGTGCCGCGGCGGTGAGTGTGGACGTCACGGCGGGGTTCTCCTGTACTGACGTGGTGATCTGGTCGGGGTTGTCGTCCCACGCGTCGGGGTCGGTGTAGTGGGCGGCCTCGGCCGCGGACAGCGTCAGGAACGTGCACCGGCAGTTGATGACCTCATCGGCCGGCCCGTCGGGGTCGCCGGGGTAGGACAGGGCCCACCCGCCGACGTTGAAATCCGCGGTCAGCGGCACGACCTGCCGGTGTGCGTTGCGGTGGTCTTCGCGTGTTCTGCTGTCGCGGGTGGCGAACCACTGTTTGAACATCTCGGTGCCGGTCAGGTCGGCGTACGCGGACGCACCGGACCAGCTGCCGCCGTTGACCGCGCCCATGGTCTCGGTGCGGGCGATGCGCCGGGCCTGCCACTCGTGGTGTTGGGCTTCCATCACCGGCCGCAGGTCGGCGGTGATCTTGTCGATGGAGTCGCCGGCCTTGATGCCGTCGGCGATTACGTCGCGGACGGTGTCGAACACGTCGTCCGGCCACAGGTTCCGGGACAGGCGGTCGGAGACCAGCGACATGTACGCCTGCCGGTAGTCCGCCGGGTTCAGGTCGGCGTCCCGGGTCGCCTTGTTGAACGCCTTCCCGAACAGCTTGGACACCTCGGGGATCACAACGTCGTCGATCAGCGACTGCCACGTGGACGCCGCCGGCCACAGGTTCAGGTCCGGCAGCAGGCCGTGGCTGTCCGGCGGCGGGGTGGTGGAGTCGCCGGCGTCGGCGCGCAGCACGTCGGGGGTGACGTGCCCGTAGATGGCGCGGGTCACGGCGTGCAGCCACAGCGCCATCGCGTTCATCAGGGCGTTCGTGATGGCGACGTCGCCGCGGCGGATCATCACCGACGATTCCAGGCGCGCGGTGAGCCACGGATCGGTGCGGGTCCAGATTCTCGCCCTCGGCGGCCGTGCGCCGGCCATCACAGACACCCGGCGTGGTGCAGGTCCAGGACCAGTTCGTCCCGCAGGTAGGGCGCGCCGGTGGTGAGCAGTGCCGAGGTGTGCGCCTCGCACAGTCGGCGTGCGTCGGCGTCGGGCACGACCAGATGGGCCAGCGCGAACGCGCCGGCCAGCACCCGGTGGACGTTCTCTCGCGGCACCTTGGCCACGGTGTGGATGGCCCACGGGTCGACGTTGTTGAACACCGACGCGCGGGTCCGGATCCGTTTGCCGGCCACTTCCAGGCCGCGCAGGACGGTCGCCTCGCAGGCCGCGATCAGTGCCGCTGCGGCGGCCTGCGTGGGTGGGGTTCCGCTGTCCGGCGCGCCGCCTGCGGCGGGGGTGGAGGGGCGCGCCGGCAGCGCCCTGGCATCGGCTGCGGGGACGTCGACCGCAGGGGGCACCAGGGGGCCGGTGGGGGCGGGCAGGCTCGGCGGGGTGAGTTTCTCCGCGCCGGGCAGGCCCAGTAGCGGCAGCGCGACGGCCACCGCGCCGGGGATCTTCGCCAGTTCCCACAGCAGGGTTTTGAACTGCTCTTCCTGGCTGGGTGCGTCGTCCTCGG